CAACGAGCACCAGAGGTGATCTCGAAGGTTTTTCCAGCTTCAGCGGTCTTTCCGTACCTACCCACTCGGCCACCGTTACTTGAAGCAGAAGCGGATGCAGTGTGGAACACACGCACGGCATCACCCATGGCAATAGCGTGAGCGCTAAAGACATAGATCACACCAGAGGTCAACACGTTCATCGTGGCCTTGGCTTTGTAGCCAACCCGGCCATCAGCAGTCTTGGCGTCTGCGTCGATGGTGAAGGTGTTGGAGTCAATCGCAACACCGATAACGTCGGTGGCGGATGCACCAGCAAGCAGTTTGCCGGATGCGTCGACAGTGCCAGAACCGTTCTGGATCAGCAGGTGACCGAAGGGAATGACAGCGCCGGTTTCGTTCCGGTAGGAACGGGACACATAGGCCTGCAGATCGGCAAGCATGCCTTCGTGGCCTTTGGTCTGGGCTAGGGGGTAGGAACCCTGAGCACCCTCAGGATTCGCGACAGTCGTGTCGGTATAAGAAACAGTCATTTAAGTGTTCTCCTTTCAAGCGTTGGCAGAGAGATCTTGCTTCCAACCATTCAGCAGACGCTGGCGGTAGGAATCTTGGGCATCGAACTTCTCAGAGGCTTGCACTTGTGCCAGAGCGGCACGCACTTCAGCGACGTTGGAGCCGTCCTCTTCGGGGGCAAACTCGGCGTCGGATTTAACTTCCTCAACCTCGTCAGATTCGATGTCCTCCATAGCGGCGAGCACACCGTCGAGAACACCCAGCAGATAATCTGCGGAGGCATCTTCGCGTGCTTCCTTCTCGAAGACATTCTGATAAGCAAGCGCCATAATCTGCGCTTCATCCTCTCCATCAAATTTGTAATCTTCAGGGAGGATTGCGGCGAACTTGTTCAGAGCCTCGATACGCTTGTTGACGGCTGCGTTGATTTCCTCAGCGTCAGAGCGTTGTTCGGAAGCAGCAACAGCCTCAGCCAGTTGCTTCTCAAGCTCTTCAATACGTCCAGTAGCGTTGTCAACACGCTCTTGGAGTTCGGTTTTTTCGTTTGATGCGGCCTGGAATTCTTCTACCTGCGCGTCCAGCTTTTGCTGGAGTTCCGCCATAGCACGGTCAGTATCCTTCACGAAGGACTTCACGGCTGTTGCAGAATCTGCAGGAATTTCAACTTCCAGCCCGTCCAGAGTGATTCGTGCCATGGATAAAGCGGGCGAATTCGACGGGGGTTCGATCTCTGCCACCGCATCATTGCGATCACAGGAATCGAGAAGTAGGCGCGCCTGCCTTCCGGCTCTTCCACGACTTACCAAAGCAATGTGATTGACTTTGATGTTGCGCTGAATGCCGTCGTAAGACTCACCTTCGGGAGTAACACCAGGGGTGGGGTCGTAGTCAACGCGGTAGCCCGCACTGACTTCTTGGGTATCTCCACGCTCAATTGAATTGATTGCTTCTTCGTCAGTAATGACAAGAGCAACTTCAACAAAGCCATCGGAGAAACGAACATGCGAACCCGCATGCCCAACCTGATGGAGTTTCGTAGTCTTAGAATCCAGCAGCACCTTTGGATGATTAAGGGTGACTGCTTTCATCCCGAACGAAGAAAGAGAATCTGGATTAGATACCTCATCTTCTGGACGATATTCACGAACTTGCGTGCCATCGCCTCGGGTATAAAGCTGTGTGCCCACACGGGCAGCTTTACACCAGACTTTCAAATAACCTTCGTCTGTTTTTTCAGACTTAGTTACTTGTCCGTAATCGTACCGAGAAACTTGTCCCATACTTTGATACTAACGAAATTTAAGTATTCAGTAGTTACTTCTACGCCTGCACTCATTTTATGCGGTACTGATCCCACTTAAAAGCTCGTTTTGCAATCTTGTTCTTTCTTCTTTCCGGAGGAATCCAAGAAATTAAGGTGCGGTCTTTTACATCGGCCCACGGCACCATCCAAATCTTTTGATGCTCCAGATTTACAATTCCGAAATAATCGATCTCGCCTTCTCTGTATAAACGCCTTCTGGCTGCACCGCCCGTTTGCAATTGGACGTGATAAGCATTGGGCGCCTTCGACATGGTCTTCACATTGACCTTCAGAAGACGCCCTTCCCACTCGATGACAAAGTCTGTCTTCCAAAGGTCATATACCGGTGCTGCAACAAAACAACCCTGCGCTAGGAAATGCTGCTGAAAAGCAGTCTCCCCTAATGCACCTGTAAGGGCTGCGGTTGCCGCTGGCAAAACCTAAGTCCAGTTATTCCTGTCTATCGCAAAAAATCAGCAGCTGTTTCGCTTGTTGTAGGCGTCCATTAGTTTCGCCAGCCGGTCCCGCACTTTGGAATTTTTCTTCCCACCATCTTTCAACATCTTGGCCAGCTTTGTGGCATCATTCTTCGTTTTGCTGCTCGTCATAATTGCTTTTCCTCGTCTATTTGGATTCGGATCTGCTGCACGCTTACGAGCAACCAAGCGTTTTCGCTGTGCAGTCGTCAGCGATTGAGCCTTTGCTTTTGGCAGGCACTTGGGTTTGCCTTCCTTGTTGGAGCGACCACCACAAGGTCCAGCGATCTTGCCCGAAGACGTGATCCTGACCCAGCTCTCGTTAAACCACTTGCCCAGGTCGTCGCCACGAAAGGCGCCGCTCATTGAGCCGTGCTTCTTCTTGTACAAGCGCTTGTATTCCTGAACCACATACCCGCTGGCATAAGCCGAGGGCCATACCTTGAACTTCCGCTTGGCTGATGCCACAGCGCGAGAGTGGAGCGCCTTGTCGCGGAACTTGCTCACAGCACTTCGTCGAAAGCCCGACCGATGGTGCCGTTATCAGACTTCATCCCATCCATGTAGGGGGACTTCTTCTTCTTCTTCTTGGCGCCGTGCATGTCGGCTTGCTTCTTCTCGCTGTACTTCCTGTAGGAGCCCATATCCTTCAGGCGCTTCTGGTACATCTCATCACGGGCTTTCTGGTACTTGGTCTTCACCTTGTGACCGTCAGCTTTCTTGTCTTGCGATTCCATGAATTCCTTGTGGTTACGACCAGGCATGAAGACGGTCTCGCCCGCCTGGTTGGTATGTGTGTGCGACCCTTCGAGCCCTAAAGCTTTTCCCGCCTTCTCAGCTTCTGCCTTGCTCTTAAACGTGTACTTACTACCGTCGTATCTAGGGTTATGCATCTTTGCCATAGGGAACTGGCCTTAAGTGCTCGAAAGCCGCCGGGCCTTCATTAAGTTGAATGCCCTTGTCTTTAGCGTAACGAAGAACTGTTGATCTATGAATCTTTCGCGCTCCTTCGTAAACAGACTTCTTGTCTGATGCATTCCTCTTGTATGGGATTAAATCGCAGTGACAGCGATAATGTCGAGGCAGCTTCATAGCCCCTGCTCTGAATATTTTTCCAGCCATCGCAGCGCAGTGTGGGCAGGTCCATTCAGACCAACGAACGTAATACCAGAACAACTCGATACCTTGCTGCGAAAAGAATGTCATCGCTGACTCAAACCTGGACTTGGCGGCTTCTGTCTTGATGACTGTTTCTATTCGAGCCTTTGTTACTTTTAGGCTACGTTGCAATGAAGCCTTCAGTTCTGGAAGAGATTGATTATTCAAAAGCCCAGACCTGATTGACTCTGATACTGACTCTGAAAATGACCGAGCTTGTACTCCTATGTAGCCTCGGGCTCTTGTTGCTGCTGCTGCAATTAGGGCTGTTGATACGCCTGCAGCAACTGGAGCAGGGACTAGCGAGCCTGATAGCGCTGCAGCTTGATCCAGGCCTAGCGTCGATGATCTCTGCAAAAGTTTCTCAACAGATTGCTGGATCGGATCCTTTGCTGGGTCGACAGGCAACTCAGGAATCAATTCAAGAAGCAACTCTTCTCTCGATGCAAGCGGAGATAGACCGCTTTGTAACTGAGCAAACACTTGAGGAACTAGACGATTGAACTCGTCGTCCAGCAGCTCCAGGATGGCCAGCAAAGCGATGGCCTCCTCTTCCTCAAGCATCAATATATTGTCTTCAATTAAATCTTCCACACCTAGACCAGATCATTTTCAAATAGAGAATCCAACAAGATCACATACAAACTTGATCGCATCTGATCTAGTTTTACTTGCTCCTGAGGGTGCCCACCTGGCCAATTCTGGTAGCACTTGGTGACGCACTTATGTAGCTCTCTCAGAGTTGGTAGGTTGCAGGTGATTGATACTTCAATCTCATGTTCGCTTGCACGGTCCTCGGACATGGCCCCTCCACTTTGGTGCGTAAATACAGGATCAGATGTTGTTTGGCTCTCAGCGATAAGTTCTGGTCGAGCATGATCTCCTGCGCCCTTTCACGCCAACGCTCACAACTCATCGTCCAGTGATAAGGATTGTGAGATGCCACCACAAAACTGAGTAAGAAGGGAACCATCATCGTTGTCCCCCTTCCTGCTCTTTCTTATGGGCCTTGGCGGCCTTCTTGATGAGCTTTTGCGCTTTCTTGCGTGTACTGCACTGGCCTGCTTCTTGGTAATAATTCAGAAGCTTTTGCATGTGTTTGTCCATAAGTCACCATTTCGTTTTTGCTGCCCAGTACGCCGCCGACATCTTTCCTTTTTTGATGTTCTTGGCATGACGAGCCATAAAGGACTTACGTCGCTTGCGCGCTGCCTCTGACTCGCCCTTAGTCTTTGGGGAGCCCTTGACCCCCTGCTGACCGAAGCGGATCAGTTTCACTTGGTCCCCCTCCTTGGCCAGCACCGCATGGCTCTTGGTCGGGTGATCTTTGGTTCTCACGGGCGAGTTGTACCCTCCGGGGAATCTCATCCCCGCGTACTCAATCGCTTTGTCGTACCTGTCGAAGGTGACCTTCAGGTGGGCGATGTCGGCATCTTGTAGCTGTTCGATGCCGCATACCTCTTCTCCGTCGCAGTAGTGCTTAAGGGCACGGCTGGCGGACCTAGACGAGTAGAAGCCCATCAACAGCGGGCCGGGCACCATCACCTCGTCTTCCCGCTTCAGATAGCCCCGATACAGCTTGCGGTCGTGAGTCCTACCTCCGATCAGGACAACAGGCTCAGAGTCATTTCTCTGGCCGTCTGGGTGGACTACAGCAGCTGGGCGGTAGATCCCATTGCTGGGGCCGACGTGCATGGTCAGGCCATTCATCGAAATGATGTCCTCCATGTCCTCGACGACCTCTTCTTCTTCCTCGACCTGGGCCGCTTCGGCGTTGTTCTCAAGTGCTTGGCGCTGACCCTCGAATCCTTGAAGAGCTGCCTCATGCTCCAGCTCGCGCTTGGCGATCAGGCGGTCTTCCTCCTCTTGGTGGAGCACTGTGTCGATCTCGTAGA